GCCTTGAAGGCGCGGTCGAAGCAGCGCGCCTTGCGGTCGAAGGTCTTGCCGCGCGGGACGGCGGGGACACGGCTCGGGGTCACGGGGGCGGTGGTCGTCATGGGCTCGAACTCCTTGTCGCCGAAAGCGCAGACCGGCCCACATCGACCGCGGTCCACGATGGCCAGATGATTACCGATGATGTTGGTCTGTTTCCCACGCCCTGCCTCAAGCCGGACGTAATTGGCCTCGTATCCGGCCGAGACCTGCCGCTTGCCGCTCTCGATGTCGGCGATGGCGTCGGCGCAGTAGATCAGCGCATCGGCCAACATGAGGTGGGATTGCCGCCCGTCGCCTCGCCGCACGTTGCGGATGACGCCGACGAGATGTTCCCGGTAGTTATCAGGCCCGACCATGACGGTCGGGTGATCGTTGGTGATCGGCACGCCCTCGAATGAGGCGATGGTGGCCGGATCGAAAACATCCTCGGGCTCGCGCTCGACGACGACGTATCCGAGTGGGCCTGGCTCAACCGGGACTTCGTTGGCCCGGTAATCTTGCGGCCCCGTGCGTGCGATGGCGACGCCACGGATCCAGAGGTAGCCCTGTGGTGTCGGCTCACGGCTGCTGCTGAGCGCGACCGGGGTTGCGAACGCGAGGCGGGGCGGCTCGGGTAGCAGGTCGAGGAAGGCGTGGGGCATTACGCCTCCGGGATGATCGGCTCCGGATAACACCGGCAATTCCAGATGCCGCCGGGCAGCGCGTGGTAGCCGGGATCGCATTCAGGGGGCTCATCCCACCGGAACGTCTGTCCGTTCAGCTTCTTGTGACTCGGGCGGACGTCACTGTCGCCAGCCGTCCGCCAGACGAAGTGCGTTGAGCCGATATGCTCGGCCCGTGCTTTAGTCAGCTCTGTCGCCGTGCGGCTGACCTCAGTCCTCGCGATCAGTGTCGCTCGGCTTTTGGTCACTTCACCCGTGCGGGCGATCTCGTCCGCGATGTCCGCAGCACGGCGCCCCTCACTGATGCCTGCAATGACGAGGTCGTGGACCCGCTGGCCGGCATCGATGGGTAGGGACGTGATGAGCTTCACCTGAGAAGCCATCGCGTTCCGCATCGCCTCGCCGGTGGGTGCCGTTGCGATCTCTCGCTTCAGCGTCTGGCCCATCTGCTGCGAGACTCGGAACCAGGACCGTTCGTCTCGGGCGGCGACTTCCGTCACCATACGGCGCGAAACGGCCTCAGCCCATGGCGCCAGCGTCGCTGAGTATCGGGCTAGGACCGCTTGAAGCAGTTGCGAGCCTGGCAGATCCTGAACGCTGAACCCGTTGACGATATCGCCGACGTGCCCGGCGATCTTGCGAAGCTGGCTGGCGTAGGTGCGCTCCAGCTTCTTCGCCCGAATGAAGGCCGACTTGATGTCGATGCCTTCAAACCGGTCCGCCGTGTAGCTACCCGGCAGCAGGCAGGTCGGGCAGCCGTTCGTCCTTAGGCGGTAGTCGCGTTGGGGCGAGGCTTGCATCGGACTCCTCAGGCCCTGGCGGGTTCACCAGATCGCTCTCAGACGGCGCCGGCGGCTCGTTCTCGGCCTCCGTGATCTCGTCGTCCGTGATGTTGGTCCAAACTCCGGTCGCCTCGGACTGCGCCTTGAGTTCCTTGAGCGCCGTCGCGTGGTTGACCGTGCCCTGCCCCTCGGCTGCCAAAATCGTGCGGGTGTGGATCTCGGCGACCTCGGCCTTTTCCTTAGCAGAGAGCTGCCACAGGGGCTCGAACTCAACTCCGAAGCCGTCTGGAACTTTGATGCCCAGTTCGGAGCGGCACAGCAGCTCGTAGATGCGCTTTACGCCAGGGCGAAGGCGCGAGTTCTGTTGGCTGTTGATGCCGTCGTAGTAGGTGCGCAGGTCAGCGTCGCCGGTGGAGAACCCGGCTGGCGATTGCCCGAACATGCGGACGAGCGGGATGTCGGCCGCGCCCGCGATCTGCTCCTCAAACCGAGCGAGGATATCGGACAGGCCACCGAACGAGTATGTCAGCGCCTCCATCTCGTCTTCCGAGTCCATGAGGGTCATTCCCTCAGCGGACTGGTAGGCGCGAATGGCATCGATCTGGGCCATGAGGCCCTTCTGAGCGGCAACAGGACCGCCTAGGATCTCACGGAGCCCCTTGACCTTGTAGGTGCGCAGGTAGGCCTTGTAGACCAATTGCGCGGCGCCGGTGGTGGTGCTGTCAAAAGCCACGAGGCGATCGTACAGACGCTCGACAACCGACATGCCCCAGAACTGCTCGGTCTGGCTTTGCCAGTAGGGAAGCTTGACGCCCTCCAGCCGGATCACACGGCTATGGTGGATGCGCTCACCCTGAAAGGCTGGCGCGTTGGCGGTCACGTCGTAGAATAGCGGCTTGCCCAGGTCTGGGCCGAGATCGCGCACCGTCTCGGTGAAGGACGGCTGGATCATCCAGCGGTCGAGCGGGAGCAGCCCGCGGAATTGTCCCTCTTGGATCGTGTTGAGATTGAGCCGCGTGCCAGGGTTCTGGCCGTCAATCAGGATGACGAGGATCGCACCCCCGTAAAGGCGAGACCACTTGATGCCGTCCGCAATCTGATCCCAGATGCCCCAGTTCCGGGCACCATCGTGTATCGCGTCGATTTGTTTGGGATCCAGCGTGGAGGTAATCTTGACCCCGGATCGGGTCATGTCCTCCGCGATAACATCGACCACTTTCCCGACGATCCACGAGCCCCGATACATGAAGTCCAGCAACATGCGGTTGCGGGAAATCGGGTTGTAGCCGTAGGTACTGCCGGAATGGATGTTCGCCGTGCCGACACCGAGGCGAGCAACGACGTTCTGGTAGGTGTCGGCGGTGTAGGTGGGCTGCGAGCCTGCCTGCACCCTTATCCGGCGCTTCTCAGGCGCGGGCGTTGCTGCCATGTCATTCGCCCGCGAGTTTTGCGTAGAGTTCGATCATCGAGACGTGATCGACCATCAACTCGGTGAGGCCCCAAACGCTCGCATCAGCCCGGTCGGGCGAACGACTGCCTTGGTAACCGGCGGTGGAGAAGTTGCACATCTGCTCTTCCATGTCTGGGAAGGCGCCAACGTGCGTAACTCTGCCTTGCTCGTACAAAGCCGCTACCGGCTCAGCGCGAACCTTTTTGCCCCTTGAGGCGTGGACAAGCTTCACAGGAGCGTACTGACTCGCTGTGCGGATGGTGCTCTCGACCATCGCGCCGCCGTAGTTCTGCTCAGCGACGATGTGATCGGCACGCCAGTTCGTAAATGCGTTGACCGCGACCCGCGCCCAGCCTTCTGGGGAGTACCGTCCGGTCAAATCTTCAAGGACGTAGCCCTGCCCGTTGTAATCCAATCCGTTGACGACGATGCCCACTTCATCGGAGCGCTCGTCCTCGAGACCTGAACAGCCGGACGGGTCAATGCTGACCACGATCCGCTGCATGCGCTCAATCAGCGCCTGCCGCTCTTCCTCGGTCTTCCAGCGCGCCTCGCGCTTTTTGTCGATCAGGTCCAGCGTCCAGAGGGCGCCGTCAACCTGAGCCAAGAACTCGCCGTAGAGGAAGCGCTTTCGGTCTTTTTCAGGCAGCGCCTGAAGCTGAGCGAGGTATGTGTCGGGCAGGTTGGCGAGATTATCGCCAGGGTTCATCTGCACCGATCCGTAGCTCTCGGGATCTGCTAGCGCCTCACCGCCTGTAGGCTCAACCTTCTGAAACCACAGCCGATACGTCCAGTGACTGACGCTCGGCGGGTTGCAGTCCACGTACTCCTTGAGCGCGAGCCCCGAAGTCTGAGCCAATCGGGTAACGGCCTTATTGCGGGCCGAGTAGCTGATCTGGCTAGCTTCGTTCAAGAAGATTGACGAGTGCTCCTGGCCAAGGATCTTGTCGGCTCGTTCCTTGTCGTCCAGGCCGCCGTAGATGATCCGCGAGCCGTTCGGCAGTTCGTGGAACCAGTCGGTCTTGTCGAGATGCAGCTTTAAGCCCGGGTAGCAGAGCGCCGCGACCTTCGGCACCGTATCGAAGATGACCGAATGCTTGAGG